GCGACCTTGAAGGCGCGTTGCGCGATATCGCAGGTGTCGCTACGGTCGCGATCAGCCCGTTCATCCAGCGACGTGAGAAGATCCTGGAGGCGTTCGACACCGAGCGCAAGCACCCGTTCTCGACCCTCATCTACGACGCCTCGCGCGGAGGCATGTTCGCGTGGGAACAGATGGTCAAGGTTCAGAACGTGCGGCAGTACGGCCAGCGCGTTCAGAAGTCTTTGCCGATCCTGAACCCGAACCAGCCTCGCCACGTGCACATCGACCCGGCGCTACGCAACGATGCCCTCGGGTTCTGCATGAGCCACATCCACGGCTGGAAAGACGTCGTTCGTCGAGATCCGAACGACTCGAAGCGCCAGTTCATGGAGCGCGCTCCGATCTACATCGTGGACTTCGTCCTACGCGTCGTCCCGCCGACCGGCGACGAGATCATCTTGGGAGACATCCGGCGCATGGTCTACGACCTCGCGGCGCACGGGTACCTGATCACGATGGTCTCGATGGACTCGTTCCAGTCCGCCGACTCGCTGCAACAGCTCTCCGCGAAGGGGTACACGGCCGAGATGGTCTCGGTCGATACTTCGCCCGAGCCGTACGACAACCTCAAGCTCGCACTCTACGAGAACCGGGTGTTCTTCTACGAGTACCCGCCCCTCGTCGAGGAGTTGCAGAAGCTCGAACAGCGGTTCGATGCGCGGAAGAAGAGAAAGATCGACCACCCTCCTCGCGGCTCGAAGGACGTGGCGGACGCGGTCGCGGGTTGTCTGTGGACCCTCTCCCAGAACGCCCACACCGCGCAGCCTCTTCCGCTTCAACGCGGCGTGGCTCGGTACGGAAACGACGAAGCCTGGATGGACGAACAGCGGCAAGCTGCGCTGGCTGGCAACCGAGGTGCATCACAGAACCAGGATCTTAAAGAGTACGGGTCGCTCCCTCCGTTTCTGACGGGAGACTTCAGCTCGGACGATCCTTGGGGCGACGGTGGTGGTTGGGGGAAGGGATCGTTGTAGCGGACCACGCGGTCCGATAGGATGTGGCCGGATGTCACGCTCAGTGCTCCAAGATCTGGGAGAGGTTTTCGGCATCGCGGAGGTCAAGACGACTGCCGCGAGGGTCATGACCTCGCCGTCCTCGGTCACCAAGGAGCTGGTCAACAAGATCGCCAAGGAGTTCCCGCTGGAAGGCGTGATGCGGGACTTCGGTCTTGTGGTCGCGCGCGAGCTGGCGAACTTCATCGAAGCGCACGCGCTCCGGCCGGCCGACTACGCTGACCTTCCCGATCTAGGTGAGGCCCTGTCCGAGCGCCTGATGCAGGAGCTGGGAAAGAACCCCGACACCTTCACACAAGCGCTGGCGGCCCAACTGCGGCTGCGAGGTTAAGAGGCACGCGTGGGGTTCTTCTCTGACGTAGCGAACCGAATCCGTAATGCCCTTGCGAAGGACAAGGAGCAGCTCGCGATCCAGTTCGCCAAGGGTTCGACGGCCTCGGGCATGCCCACGACGGGCTACGACCTTCTTCAGGCGTACGGCTACGACGTCATCTCCGACTACCTCCGGCTCGAACACGACCTCCTGAGTCGCTACGTCGACTACGAGGAGATGGATGACTACCCGGAGATCGCGGCAGCCATCGACATCTTCGCGGACGACGCGACCCAGCACGACACGCACCACCACAAGACCATCTGGGTCACCGCGCCCGACAAGGATATCGAGCAGAACCTCAACTACCTCTTCCATCGCACGCTGCGCATCGACGAAGAGGTCTGGGAGATCGCACGCACCCTCGTCAAGTACGGCAACGACTTCGAGGAGCTGCTCGTCACCAACGAGGGCGTACGCGGTCTCAACTTCCTGCCCCCACCCACGGTGCGGCGTATCGAGGGTCCACGCGGCGAGCTGTACGGCTTCGTCCAGGACTTCAAGGGCCGGTTCGGCTACTCGCCGGCCGAGTTCCAGCAGATTCTCTCCACGCGCGCGGCCATGCGCCAAGGCGGCCCGGACCAAGGTTCGAGCGGCATGGAGAAGGTGGCGGCGCTGGAGGATTGGGAGGTTGTCCACTTCCGTCTGCGCGGCAAGCACCGTCGCTCGATCTACGGCTACTCGGTTCTCGAACCGGCGCGCTGGATCTGGAAGCGGCTCATGCTGCTCGAAGACGCTGCGCTCATCTATCGTCTTCAGCGCGCGCCCGAGCGCTACGCGTTCTACGTCGACGTCGGCGACCTGCCTCCGCAGGAAGCGCTCGCGTGGGTCAACCGCGTCCGCCAGCAGTTCCGCAAGAAAAAGTTCGTCAACCCGACGACCGGCAAGCTCGACCTCAAGTTCGACCCGCTGTCGCAGGACGAAGACTTCTTCATCCCCGTTCGCAAGGGTACCGAGGGTACTCGCATCGAAGTCCTGGGCTCGCCGAGCTGGCAGCACATGGACGACATCGAATACTTCCGCGACAAGCTCTTCGCGGCGATGAAGATCCCGAAGGCGTACCTCGCGCAGGACGAGAACACGGCGCGCGCGGTCCTCTCTTCGGAAGATGTCCGTTTCGCTCGTACAGTGCTGCGCATCCAGCGAGCGATTCGCAGCGGCATGTCCAAGGTGTGCCGCGTCCACCTCGCAGCCCTCGGCATCGACCCGGCGAGCGTCGAGTACGACATCCACATGACGACGCCGAGCGCCATCTTCGAGTTGGCGCAGCTCGAAGTGCGGAACGCACGTGCGGACCTTGCCTCGCGCATGCAGGAGTTCGTATCGCTGCGGTGGCTGCTTTCCGAGGTATTCGACCTCAACGACGACGAAATCAGCGTCCTCATGCAGGAGCGCGAAGAGGACAAGATTCGCGAGTACGTGGGCGATGCTCGCGCACAGCAAGCCGCTGTGGACGAGTTCCCGCAGTTCCAGCAAGGCGCTCCGGCGGCGGCCTTCGCGCCCCAGCCTGGGTACGACCAGGGGCAGCCAGGTCAGGAACCAGGGCAGGACCCGAACGCCCAACAGGACCCGAATGCGCAGCAACAGCCTGGTCAGGAGCCTGGTCAGGAGGAGAAGCAGCGCAACCTCAACCTGTTCTCCTCGCGTCAAGATCCTCGTAACCGCTTGATCGGTAAGAAGCGCGATGCTATTTCTGAACGGGAACGAGTCGCTGCTCGCGACCGCGACAAGCGGACGGAGGAGAAGTTGGATCGTCTCCTCAAGAACGATCGCGCACTCGCATCTCGCATGACGGAACTGGGTCTCTTGCTCAACGAACTGCGCCACGCGAGTGGCCAACGATCTAAAGCTCGCTGAGAAAACTCGATCTCCCAAAAACCGAGATCGAGCGGGATCTTGACAGTCGTTAGAGAGGTAGGTAGCTTCCCGTGACGATGCAGTTGATCTCGAATCGCTTCATCCCGACCGAAGAGGTTCGTCGCCTCACAGCGGGAAGCTACGAGCATCTGATTTCACGCATCGAGGCTGCGGTGCGCGCAGACAGCGTTCGTCTGTTCGGCGCAAAGATCGAAGCCAGCGTCGTCGGAACTTTTCCGGGCAACGCGATCGTTCTCGCGGAGGACGGTCGCTTCGTTCGCGTGAAGTACGAAGACAAGAACGAGGCGCTGAAGATCCTCTCGCACGAGAGCGTATCTGTCCCTTCGTTCGCGCCGTCCGAGATGGACGGTTACCTCAAGTCCGAGTCTCAGAAGGCGGCCGACGCGTTCGTCAAAGGCGACGTCGACGGCGCTCTCCAGAAGCTCAAGGGTCTTGTCCGGTTCGTCGAGAACAAGGACCCCACGCGCGAGGTTCAGATCGTGGACGCGATGGTCGTGTTCCACCGTTCGGACCGCCCCTGGAAGCAGACCTTCAACGAGAAGGCGGACACCATTCGCCGGATGATGCTTGACGAGCTGGCTTCGATCCACGAGGATCGGTTGCACGTCAAGTTCCGATCCCTGTATGATGGATCGGTCGGCGAGGCGGATCTCGAAACCTATCGTGAACTCGTGATCGAGAGTCTCAATAAGATCGTTGCACGCGCGGACGCTCTGCACACGCAGGTGTCTGCCGCTGTCGCTTCGGTGAAAGCGCGAAAGATCGACGACGAAGCTGTCACGTCGCTCATCGCGTTTGGCGAGAATCTCAACGAGGATCTCGGTTCGACGAAGAAGTCTGTCCGCGAAGCCACCCAACGAGTTCGTCGGGTGGAGAATCTTGGGAAGCTGCACGACGCGTTTGCCGAAGACTTCCGTGATCGGGAGTTGGCTGGCCGGTTCGTAGTGAAGATGTCCCAGCGCCTCGGCGAGAGCGCTCACTCCTAGTGGAGGATCGGCAAATGCACCTTCGGCACCCAGTAGTTCTCACCACCGTCGAGGAAGACTTCAAGGCGATCGGCCTCATCACCGAGGACGACGAGAAGAAGGACAAGGCCGGGAAGACCGGCAAGGCGGCGGACGACGAGGAAGTCCAGGGCGACAAGGAGTCGAGCGTCAAGAAGGGCGGCAAGAAGGCCGAGTCCACCGACGCCGACAACGATCAGCTCGACGAGCTGAAGCAGACCCGGATGAAGCGGCACACGTCTTCCGAGCGCATGAAGTGGCGCCGCGCGAAGCGTCGCGGTTCGGCGAAGGCGGCTGCGCGCAAGTACCGCAAGAAGGCGTCGGTGAAGCGCATGATGAAGCGTCACCGCATGAAGGCTCAGCGCCTTCGCCACGGCAAGGCGGCCGGCCGTCGTCGCATCAACTTCAGCAACGACTCCGTGTCGAACATGCTGGAGGACACGCAGAACATCCTCGCCTCGCTCGACGAGAGCAAGGTCGAGAACTCCATCAAGGCGTTCGCGAACGTCGCGATCATCGCCGAGATGCTGTCGCGCTCCTTCGCGAAGTTCGCCGAGGAGTGCGAGGGCGAGGACCAGGCGCACCTGGAGCAGGCGGCCTCGGTCTTCGGCGAGATGGCCGAGGAAGCGGCCGACATCGCCCGCGAGCTGAAGGAGAGCGCGGACGACGTCGACTTCGACGAACTCGAAGAGGTCTTCAAGGGTCAGATGAGCGACCTGCTCAACGGCCTGGAGATGTACGCCGACATCACCGAAGACGAGGATCTCGCGAACCTCGGCGAGGAAGATGACGACGACGAGGAAGACGACGACGAGGACGACGAGGACGAGAAGGAAGAGGCGAAGGACGACGACGAAGACGACGACTCCGACGACAAGGAAGGGGGCGACAAGAAGAAGATGCCCCCTTTCATGAAGAAGGGGGCGAAGGCCGAAGGGCACAAGCCCGGGAAGAAGCGCTACGGCTAGCGACCGAGGCGTGGCGCTACCGGCGCACCGCCTACCGTAGCGGACGCTTGGAGATCGTCGGGTTCGGCGGGAACCCCTTCAAGCGGAAGTCGCGAAAAGTCGGGAAGCAGTTCCAGTCCGCTATCAAGCACACGCCCTTCCGAGGGCAGTTCCGGTGGCGGCGCCACTGAACGGAGACGGGATGAGCAAGAAGCAACTCGTAGACACCAGGCCGGTCAAGTTCACCCTCATCGAGGGTGACGAAGACGGCAAGGTCCGCGTTCGCGGCGAGTTCGCTCGTGCCGGCGTGGCGACGGAGAACAAGCGGGTCTACCCGAAGAAGGTGTGGGAGAAGGAGATCGGTCGTCTCGAAGCCTCGATGAAGAACCGCCGCGTGTTCGGCGAGATGGATCATCCGGTCGACGGCCGCACCTCGCTCAACCGCGTCTCGCACATCGTCACGGACATGCGCCTGGAGGACGGCATCCTCGTGGGCGAAGCCGAGATCATGCCGACCGACAAGGGTCGCAATCTCATGGCGCTGCTCAAGTCGGGCTGCCAGATCGGTGTCAGCTCGCGCGGCTACGGTTCGACCAAGTCGAACGACAAGGGCGAGGAAGTGGTCCAGGAGGACTACAAGCTCGTCACGTTCGACTTCGTCGCGGACCCGGCCGACCAGTCCGCCTATCCCGAAGTCTTCTTCGAGGGAGTCGAGTTCGACATGACCGGCCTCACCAAGGATCAAGAGAAGCAGAAGGCGAAGGACTGGGCGGCCCGCATCAATGCGGCGGCCGAGGCCGAGGAGAACGGCCAGGTCGACAAGCCCCAGCTCGCGGCCGAGATGCTCGCCGCACTTGCTGCGATGAAGGACGAGATCCGCGAAGAGGTCCGTTCCGAGCTGCTCGCCGATCCCGCCGTGGCCGGCGCTCGCACTGCCGTCGAGCAGATCGCGACCGTGCTCCGTCCGTTCGTTCTGCCCGAGGACGCCGAGTCCGTCGTGAAGGCGAAGGAAGCCGAGATCGCGCGCCTCAAGAAGGAGAGCGCGGAGAAGGATCTCAAGATCAAGGATCTGGAGGGCGAGAACGGCAAGCTCGCCGAGGCTGCGAAGAAGGCCGGCTACAAGCTCTACATCGAGCGCCAGCTCGCCAACGACCCTGACGCCGCGATCATCAAGCAGACGATCGGCGACGTCCTCCAGTACGAGAACTCCGAAGCGCTCAAGGCGAAGCTGTCGACGGTGCGCGAGGAGATCGAGAAGAAGCGCGCCACGGACAAGAAGCTGGAAGATCAGCGCGTCCGTGAAGTGAACCGTGCACGCGAACTCGCGCAGTCGGCGACGGCTGCCGTCGAGGAAGAGAACGCCGCGCTTCGCGAGGCTGTCGAGACGCTCGCCGCGTCCAACAAGAAGCTCGCGCTCCGTGCTTACACGGAAAAGAAGTTGCGCAACCATCCACGATCTGCCAAGATCCGTTCGCTGATCGAATCCGCGAAGCCGGAATCGAAGGAAGAGGTGGACGACATCTTCGAGAACTTCCAGCCGGCAGCTCCGAAGGATGACGACGAGGCTGCCAGCGTACGTTCTCGCATTCGCCGCTTCACTCGCGGCGGACACGAGGCAGACGTAGTCGAAGAAGAGACACCCCGGAAGCAGGCCCTCGAAGAGGACTACAACGGACTCGGTGTCGATCTCGCGGAGCTGAAGCGGCTCTCCGGGACCAGGAAGTAACCCCAACCCGATTCGCAAGATCGCAACCGGATTCGTAGGAGGAATGAACCATGGCCGCCGAGGCTCGCCGCATGATGACCGAAGCACA